CCTCAAGTGACCTCGGAACGGATGAATATTGCTCGGTATGCGGATTTACAGAACTTATATAACTACTTTAGACGCAAGATGATGGATAGATTGAAGCTAACTACTGTACAGGAGTGGAAAGAATGGCAAAAAGATCAACAATGTAGGGCTAATCTTCCCTCAGACCCCTAAACACTAGTCTCGTCTGGCGCTGAAGGACCTTTTTCCTCTATCAGACGCCTAAACACTGGTTCCCTCCTGGCGCCTCCGGTATTTCGCATGTATTCGATTTCACATGTCAACGCCCGACGTAACCAGCGGATGCCTTTGGACGTCTCACGTATGCCCTGACGTTGTAGTTGTGAAAATACATATGCAAGAATCTCATCGGTAAATCCAGTGCCTACTCGTCCACAGAGGTGTCCTTCGAGGTCTTCGAGAATAAGAGCACCGAAGAAGCCGCTTCGTTTACCTGTTCCGTCAGTGTAGCCAACGACGAGAACGTCTTCGTGGAATTTAATCTTAACCTTTGTCCAAGCAGCTCGTCGCTTGCCTTCGTAGTAGGGTGAGCTGTTGAGCTTGGCCATAATTCCTTCGCGACCTTCCGCTCTAGCTCGTCGAAGGAGCGCCTCACCGTCGTCGTACCTTTTAGACATCTCCCAGTATAGGCTTCTACCTCTAATCGCATCAGCCAGGTATTCGCGGCGAGTGGAGTAAGCCTCAAAAAGAAGTTTTTGATCATCCAGTTCAAGAATGTCGAAGATGTAGGCGGTAGCTGGATTAGTCCTAGAGGCCTCTTTGTGATGACTGCCCAGATGCAGGCGGCTAGTGACAAGTGGGAAAGAAGGAATGTGTTCTTCATTGTGGCAGCAGATCTCGGCATCATAGACCCCATTGGCGAGTATTCGTGGAGCGGTACGTACAAGCTCTGGGAATTGACGAGAAATGTCCCGTCCACTCCTGGAAAAGATCGTAAGTATTTGATCCCTGAGTACGAAAATCGCTCGGATTCCGTCCCATTTAAGTTCGTATGAATAGTCGCCATCGGGTATTGCCCCTGTTTTGGATTTTTTGGCAAGCATTGGTTTATATGGGCAATTCATGGCTTTCTCGCTTTTGAAAAGTCGATGCTGAGAACTTTGCGAGTGTTATTAGCTACCATTGCCTTAATTTGATTAGCTTCTGATCGTGTTTGCCAGGCCCATCCCTTCGATGGCTTCGAAATACCAAGACGCCTGAGTCGACTACGAAACTCCTTCGGACCAATGTCTAGCTCCTGGGCAAGAGTCTTAATCAGAATCATACCTCTACGACTATTCCGTCGGCGCTTGTCCTCCTGTGGAGCTTCAACGTGTACTACATGACTACGCATATAGCTGGCTCGCTTATGGTAGTCTTGGCTTAAGTCAAAGAACTCTCTTTCAGATCTAGCCATCTCAAATTCAGCAATTTGCTTCAAATGGTCACTCTTAATGGTAACCCCACACTCAATCTCTAAGTGGGTATCATCAATCCAAAATTGCTCATCATCTTGAACAATGAGATCAAAGTAGTGTTTAGCTGCAAATGGGGCATTGAATACACAGACGTCAATTTTGCCAGTGCGGCTAGATGTAAAGCCATAGCGTGGACCTTTGAGATCACCAACAAAGGCTTCATCCATCAAGGTTCTTCTAAGTTGTTGTTCTCCTGTGAGTTTGCGTGAGCTGGTGCGACGGCTACGACGGAATGGGTCTTTACGTCTTCGGGCCATAACGTATCTGATCTCCTTCTGTTGCGTTCACTACATAATATCAAAGATGGAACCAAATGTCAAAGAAAATTATTATTAGGTTGACAAGTAGAATGATCTGGGTTATGTTATATCTGATGGCTAAACAAGAGATTGAAATACGCTTAAGCGAGTTAACAAAATTAGCTCGTCTTCAATGTACCAACCGGGAAGCTGCGGCTTTTTTCGGTATTCGACTTAGTACCTTCAATGCTTTGCTTCGTAACAATGAAAAGGCCAGGAATACATGGGAAGATGGTAAAGAGAAAGGCCTGATTAGTTTACGTAGAAAGCAGTGGCGATTAGCTGATGATAGTCCGCCGATGGCTATCTTCCTTGGCAAGCAATATTTGAGCCAACGGGAAATCGTAGTAAGTGAGGTATCTGGTCGTGATGGTGGACCTGTGGAATTTGACGCCTCCCAGCTAAGTCAGAGCGAGAGGGATGCACTACGAACTCTGATTCAGAATGGAAGGAAGCCTGAAACAGCTGAGGAGTAAGTATGCAACGGTCCCTCTTCAAGTTCGATACCGTAATTACTCAAGGTGATGACCACCCAATTTCTTTCCAATTCAAGGATGATGCTGGCGATCCCATCGATATTGATACTTGGGATTTTTTCTACACTGCTAAAACTAATATTGCTGATCTTGATGCTAATGCCATTATTAAGATAGAGCCAGTGGCTGTCGTAAAAACAGCCAGCGGCTCGACGACTGATACAGCTACTTTTAACCTATTAGCTGCAGATACTGGAGCCGCTGATGCGGGTGAGTATTACCAGGACATTCAGACTAAAGTTGGTGGCCTAATCTCCACTATCGGGCGAGGAACCCTGGTTATTGAAGACCAGGTAACCATAAGGACCTCGTAAAATGTCCGATATTACAGTTAATTCGTACAATTATATAGTAACTGTAACGGATGACGCTTACGAAGTAACTGTTACTTCTGAAGTACAGTTTGTGGTAGAGGCGACTGTGGCGACAGCTGGGCCTGGGGTTGATAGTACTGCAATCCATGATAATGTAGCTGGTGAGATCGATGCTATTGATGAGAAGGTTGCTCCTGCTGATGCAGATGTGCTGATTATTGAGGATAGTGCTGATAGCGATAACAAAAAGAAGGTTCAGGTCGGAAATCTCCCAGGAGGCGCTGGCGGTGACCCAGACCAGAACCTCTATGAGACATTCGATGGCGATACTGGATCGACTACAGCTGATACTACTACCGATACTATGGTAGTTGAAGGCGGCGCTGGGATCGATACCACAGTTACCGATGATAAGATATCTATTGCACTATCTGATGAGATTTATACTACTGCTGACCATGATAAGTTAGATGGCATTGCAGCTGGTGCTGAGGTTAATGTAGTAGATAGTGTGTTTGGGCGCACTGGGGACGTAGTTGCAACTAATGGAGATTATGATACAGATGAAGTGACCGAGGCAACCAATCTGTACTTTACTGAAGCTAGAGCTAATGCTGCGTCTGATGTAGTATCTAATACCGCACACCGGAATACTGTCACAGGAAATCCACATAGTCTGGACACAGACGATGTGTCTGAAGGTTCCTCCAACTTATATTATACGGAAGTACGAGTTAGTGCTAACACAGACGTGGCAGCTAATACTACTCACCGTGGCTTGACAAATAACCCCCATAGTGTCGATGAAACCGATATTTTACCGAGTCAGGCTACACACAATGGCAAGTTCCTAACAACTAATGGTACTGTAACTTCATGGGATACGGTTACAAGTGGTGAAGTTAATACTGCCAGTAGTGCAGGCTCTGGTGTAAGTCTCTACTATCAAAAGTCCGCATATGATCTTCAATTCAATGCTATCAAGAGCGAGAATGATCGACTTTCTATCTCGCTAGACGACGGAACCCATGATATTGAACTAACTGTGGTCGAAGGTAATATTGATCACGATGCCCTAGCTAATTTTGTAGCAGAGGAGCACGTTGACTGGGCAGGCGCCGCTGCCGGAACGATCCATACAGACAACTACATCGAAGGTGGCGCGGGCACTGATACGACCGCGATCCATGATAACGAAGCGAGTGAGATTTCAGTCCTAAGTAATAAAGCTGTCCCGCATAGTAACGACTACCTGGTTATCGAAGACTCTGAAGCGGCCAACGTCAAGAAACATGTGTTAATAGGTAACTTGCCAACTGGTGGCGGAGGTGAAATTAACACGGCAAGCAGTGCTGGTACAGGCGTAAGTCTGTATTATACAAAAGCTACGTATGATCTGCAATTCAATGCTATAAAGAGTGAAAACTCTATGATCGAGATAGCTCTTGATGGTGGTACTCATGATATAGAGTTAACACTACGTGATGATCTGATTACTCATCTGAACTCGTCTCTATCTACTGGCTTAGTTAAGATAACCACAGGTACTGGTCTTCTATCAACAGCTGTTGCTGGTACGGACTACATAGTTAGTGAAGTTAATGATCTGAGTGGTGATGGTGTCGATAATATTGCAGATGACCAACTGGTAGTTGGTACAGGGGCTAATACAGCTGCCTATAAGACACTTGGTACCGGTGCTTTGAAATATGATACCTCTACCAATGAATTTACACAGGCCGCCGCTGCTGACTTATCTGACTTTGATACCGAGGTTAGTAATAATGCTACTGTGGACTTCCATAATGATGCCCTGAACTATGCGGCCAGTGCTCAGATTGTTACTGGAGGTGAGATTTCAGAAGGAACTAATGCTGGTACGATTAAGGTCGGAGCTGGCACAGCTTTACTAAGAGTAACCTCTGGTGAAACTGATCAGTTAGAGGAGGTTTCATTCTCTCTTACTGATAATATCACCATCTCCGCTGCTGAGACTCTTCACTATATTGTTCTTACCTATACATCAACCTTATCTACAGAAACCACGAAGCCAAATGGCTACAATGCCATTGCACTTGGGCAGTGTATGAAGACAGCTAGTAACGATGTCCACTACCTACAAGGTGGCTATCGCTTACAGGATGGTGTTGCTAAGTCCCATCAGCACGCCAGAGCTTTGCATGGTATTGAAATTACCAGTGGTGGAGCAATCACAGATGAAGGATCTTTAGAGTTTAGCATAGCTGAAGTAATTGCGTGGGGTGGGCTCAACAGGATGGTTGTGTTCTCCACACCTTTTGAAAGCAACCCAGACACCTTCACTTATTGTTACACGGTCAGCGGTACGTGGACCTACAACACTGCCCAAACTGCGCTGGACGATAACTCATACGATAACAACACTGCTGGTCCTGGTGGCACTATTGCATCTCAGCAGTACGGTGTGCATTGGATTTATATCCACCCTGGCGATGGCCATGTTTACGTTGTCTATGGTACAGACTCTTACACAGTAACTGAAGCAGAAGCTGTTCAACCACGAACTGATCTACCCTTGTTACTTCGTAGCTTCGGTGTTCTGCTGGCCAAGGTGATTATCAAAACTGGTGGAACTAGCTTCTACGCTATCCAGTATGTGACTGACACTGTGTTCAGTGGAACCAGCATACCAATTCACGGCGATCTAAGTGGCTTAGACGCAGATGACCACACCCAGTACTTACTAGCTAATGGTACACGTGGCCTATCTGCCGATTGGGATGTTGGCGCACACAAGATAACGGCTGAACAGTTTGAATCAGACATAGTCACTGGTACTGCGCCTTTCATTGTTGCGTCTACGACTGTGGTAGCTAACCTGAACGCTTCCACGCTGGAAGGCAACGCTGCTGCCGCCTTTGCGCCAGCGGCTGAGGGTGTAACCAACGGAAACACGCATGACCATGATGGCGGAGACGGTGGAACTGTAGACCACACAAAGCTGAACAGCATTGGCACCAATACCCACGCTGAAATTGACACCCATATTGGTCTAGTCAATTCGCACTTGGATTGGTCCACGCCTAGTGTTGGCACTATCCACACTACTAACTATATTGAAGGCGGCGCAGGCACAGATACTACAGCTATCCATGACAATGTGGATGCTGAGATTAGTGCTATTGCCGCAGAAACAAGTCCACAGTCCGGCGATGTATTGATTGTAGAGAGCGCTGGCGATTCATACTCCAAAAGACATGTGCAGATAGGAAATCTCCCAGCGGGTACTCCCGGTGTGGATTCAATTACGAATAGCCACTTGGCTAATATGGACGAGTCAAGGATTAAAGGTAGGGCTGCTGCTGCAGGTACTGAAGATCCGCAGGACTTGACTCCGGCCCAGGTGATGACGATACTTAGTCTGGACACTGACTTGACTACGTTGTCACTACCAGCCAGTACTACGATCAGCACATTTGGTGCATCGCTAATTGATGATGCCACTGCTGGCGACGGTCGCACTACCTTGGGAGCAGCAGCTAGCGGAGCGAACAGCGACATTACTAGCTTGACCGGACTTACTACTCCACTATCAGTTGCCCAAGGTGGTTCGGGGCTGGCGTCATTTACTGCTGGCGACCTGCTCTATGCTACTGGAGCTACTACCCTTGCTAAACTGGCAAAAGGTACTAAATATCAAGATCTTCGGATGAATAGCGGAGCAACTGCCCCTGAATGGTCAACTCGTGAGTATCGATTTGCTCATATTACGGTAGAGGACCCTGGGTCATCTGAAAAGATTGATATGGGCTATGTGAAAAATGCCATAACGATCACAGAAGTAAGGGCAGTGATTCAAGGAAGTACTAGTGTTACATGTGAGATTAAATATGGGTCTGATCTTTCTGCAGCTGGTAGTACACTAGCTGCTAGTACTGTGATTGATGACACTGGTGATGGCGAGGTTATGTCTATCTCAACTGCGGACATTTCGGCGGGGAATCGAATTTGGTTAGTGACATCGGCACTTAGCGGTACTCCAGATGAAGTCGGGATTACCATCTATGCAAAAGACAATGTCTAACACTAGGAGTTAACTATGGCGCAACTTGTAAACTTAACTTTCGGCGGTGAAGTGGCTGCGTCTTGGGCCACGATTGAAGAGGTTGCTCTGGCATACAAAACTCTAGCCGACAACCATGATCTCATCAAACGCAGGTATGGTTTCTCACTTTTGTGGGACGATGCTGGGGAACTGGTAGGCGCTGAGTTCTGGTATGAGAAGCATGATCTGCTGGAAGCGAATCTGCAGGTGTTTCTTGATACGTGGCAAGCGTTGGCTCTGGCGAACGGTATCATTCGCTACCCGACGACGGTCCAGTACTTTGAAAGTGAGTAGCTAGTGGCTGTTGTTCAGTTTGGTCCGACGGTAGCCCTAACGGGGTACATCCGTAAGACTGGTACATCCACATATGATGTGTACACATCTGCTAATCCACAAACTGGAAAAGTGGTTGCACCCACATACCCAACTTCAGAAGCTCGAGGGTTTTTAAGCTACGACACAAGCAGCTTGCCAGACACAGCCACAGTTTCAGCAGTTCGCCTGTATGTTGATGTCTACGCTAATTCTGCTGGTGGATCTAATCCAGATGATTGGGTCAATGGGTTTTATATGGGAACCTGGGTTAGTGGAACACTGGACTCTTCAGACTGGGCCGGGGGATCCTACGCTGGAGTTATAGACTGGAGCACTAACCCAGCCGATGCTTGGGTTGCAATGGCGTCTTCTGCCAATAGTCTGATCAATCTAACTGGTGTGACAGATGTCAAGGTGGTGGATTTTTCAAACTTTACTGCTGGTAATGGGGATTGGTACACTGCGTGGAATAAAACCAAGACTAAGCTGGAAGTGACTTACACGATACCAGCAGCTACACGCAGAATCTTTGTAATAAGTTAGGGGGTGATATGTTAGCCAAAGCTGAAACTGATTATCGTGATTTTAATCCAAACCAAGTACTAGATGCTTTAGATAAGGCCGATGCTGAACATAGTCTTCGTCACTTTATCAAACTCATTTGGAAGATCCTAGAGCCTAACCGTGAGTTTGTTGATGGCTGGCACATAGGCGCAGTATGCGAACATCTTCAAGCTGTGTCTGATGGACAAATCTTACGTCTACTTATCAATATACCACCAGGCTGTATGAAATCACTAACTACAGAGGTGTTCTGGCCTGCATGGGAGTGGGGTCCTAACAATCGTCCTGATCTACGATATGTAAGTTCATCTTATTCTGACCTACTGACTATCCGTGATAATCGGCGCTGTAGAAATCTGATCCGTGCGCCCATCTATCAACGTCTGTGGGGTAAGAGGTTTCAGATTGTTGAAGAACAGGATGCCAAGAAAAGGTTTGATACAGACCATCATGGCTTTAAGATTGCAACCTCTGTGGGCGGCCTTGGTACTGGTGAGCGTGGCGACCGATTTATTATTGATGATCCACACAACATTAAGGATGGTGAGTCTGAGGCTAAGAGACTGGCCACTATGCTGTGGTTTACTGAAGTTGTACCAACTCGAGTAAATGACCCAGAGGAATCAGCTATTGTAGTAATTATGCAGAGGGTACATGAGAAGGATGTATCTGGTGTTGCTTTAGCTAATGATCTCGGCTATGATCACTTGATGTTGCCCATGGAGTTTGATCCTTCTCGCAAATGCTATACTCGGATTGGGTTTGAGGACCCTCGAACTATAGACCGAGAACTCCTGTGGCCTGAGCGAATGACTGCAAAAGTGGTAGCTCGTGATAAAGCTGCAATGGGTTCCTATGCATCTGCTGCACAGTTTGATCAGCTACCAGCACCACGTGGTGGCGGTATGTTTAAGCGTGATTGGTTTAAGATGGTTGACTACCCTCCAGAGAATGTTGATAAACGAGTTAGGGGCTGGGACCTAGCAGCCAGTGTACGAAAGCAATCTGCTTTTACTGCTGGAATTAAGATTAGTCGGATGTCTGTTGGGACTGGGTACCGCTATTATATCGAGCATGCTACCAGGTTTAAGGGTGGCCCAGGTGAGGTAGAAACTGAACTTAAAGCTACAGCGAAAATCGATGGATATAGTACACTAGTTGATCTACCACAGGATCCTGGACAGTCTGGTAAAGCACAAGTCCAACATCTTATCAGTGTACTTTCTGGATTCATAGTTCGATCATCTCTAGAGTCTGGAAATAAAGAGACTAGAGCTGAACCTCTGGCAGCACAGGCAGAAGCTGGAAATGTGTATCTGGTACGAGGATTATGGAATGACGTCTTTCTTGATGAAGCATGTAAATTTCCCAACAGTGAGTTCAAGGATCAGATTGATGGTGCATCACGAGCCTTCCATAGGCTAATCCCACGATCAGATGACCTTGTAGCTATAGGACCAACGGTGGTGACGCAGTGACCAATCAGTTTAGTGAAGCATTAGATATGCTACAAAAGAGGGTTGATAACAAAGTACCCAATCAGTCAGGAACCATTGGAGTTACCAGTGTTCCTACCTATGGTGGATATATTACAAGTGCTGAGAAGAATGCTGATCTGTCGGGTAGTCAGAAATATGTTACCTACTCAGAGATTCTAGCCAATGTTGGCATTATTGCAGCTGGAGTGAGGTATTTCCTCAACCTGGTAGCTAAAGCAAAATGGTCAGCCTCACCTGTGGATGACACTGAAGAGGCGCAAGAGGCTGCGGATTTTGTTCAAGATGTGATGGGAAACATGGATACTCCATGGCCTAGGGTTGTTCGACGCGCTGCAATGTATCGCTTCTATGGTTATAGTATCCAAGAATGGACCGCTAAGACTCGAGAAGATGGTAAAATTGGAATGCTTGACATTGAACCTCGTGCTCAGTCCACAATCTCGAGGTGGGATGTTAATCAGCATGGTGATATTAAGACTATTTACCAGCAATCACCCCATGACTATCGGGAGATTGCACTTCCCCGTGAGAAACTCATTTATGTAGTTGATGATAGTCTTAGTGATAGTCCAGAGGGGCTCGGATTATTCAGGCATATCACACCACATGCCAAGCGAGTGATGCGATATGAGCAACTCGAGGGTATTGGCTATGAGACTGATCTCCGAGGTGTTCCAATTGGTCGTGCACCGAAGGCCTTACTTCAAGCTGAAGTAGATAAGAATACTATGACGAAGGATGATATGGATGCGGCCCTACTTTCACTTGAAACCTTCATCCAAAATCACATTCGATCCGCTGATACGGGGTTAGTACTTGATTCGTTAACTTATGCATCCCAAGATGAGCGTGGAATACCGAGTCCCGTGAAGCAGTGGGATCTTGAGTTAGTTAAGTCATCTTCCAGTTCATTGAAGGAACTTGGCAGTGCTATCGATAGACTTACTCACACCATTGCTATGATTATGGGAGTGGAGCAACTACTACTTGGTCGTGACTCACGGGGTTCCCATGCTTTGTCTGTGGATAAGACCCACAATTTCTACCTAGTGGTAGATTCAACTCTCACGGAGTTAACTGAGGCTTACCAAAAGGACTTTGTCGAGACCCTGTGGCAATTAAATGGGTTTGACGACAAGTTAAAGCCAACGCTAACACCAGAGACGATTAGATTCCAGAATATCACGGAGATTACGTCAGCACTTGCTGATCTGTCAAAGGCTGGTGCAAAACTCTCACCTGCTGATCCTGTGATTAATGAGATTCGTGAACTACTTGGGTTAGTGAGAGTGCCAGAGGAACTTATTAACCAAATGATAACTGATATAACTGAACCACCAAACGTACAACCTGACACTGACGAAAACTCCGAAGATAACGACGAGGAGGAGTCCGATGTCACTGACAGTCGGGACGAATAGCTACATTGATGTAGCCAATGCTGATATTTACTTTGCCCATGCTATCCATGCCGATAAATGGGATGAGTCGACTAGTGCCACTAAGACAGATGCTTTAGTAACTGCGACCAGAACACTTGATCGAAAACAATGGGTTGGTACTAAGTATGGAGATCCCCAGACCCTGGATTGGCCTCGTAGTGGAGTTACTGACCGAGAAGGTGGAGCTGTTGCTGCTGATTCGGTTCCACAGTTTGTTGTAGATGCCACTTGTGAATTAGCCCTCGCTTTAATCCAGGATGTATCTGTCCAAGCGCCTGATGGTTCAAAGATTGGTAGGATTAAAACTGGAACTGTGGAGGTTGAACTGGTCAAGTCCGGTGACTCAATTTCAGGGTTTCCTGCCATTGTCCAAGATATCATTGGCTACTATCTGGCTGGTGCTGCCGATTATCAAGGGCCATATGTCAGTGGAACTGATAATGAATCTGAACTTGACACTTACGAACTAAATCGAGGATACTGATGTCCTTCCTTAATCTGGATCTTGCAAATAAATTAAACCAGGTGCTGGGATCATTAGTATTTGATATTACACTTACCTCTGTGGATCATGGGATCACAAATGCCAATCCCACAGAAGGCGCATCACAAGAAGTCTTTGAGTATACGGTTAAGGGCTTTGTTGATATGTATGAGGCTAGGCGCATTGATGACCATGTTATTCAGCAAAGTGATCGACTTCTTACTATACTTGGTGGCTCATTACCAGCTGGGATCCTTCCTAAACTTGAGGACTTTACAACCATTGATGGTGAAAAGAAACGGATCATCAACATCCAAGTAGATGCAGCGAAAGCGACTTACTTATGCCAGCTCAGATAGGAGGAGCACAGTAAAATGTGATTTTTTGGTGCTAAATAGCCTGATAATCATAACTATTTGACGTCTCAGCACCAGAATACCATTGACAACGGAATAAATCAATCATATAGTGAACTAGTGAGCCATAGGCGCACGAAACAAGGAGAAGAGAAATGCCGCATAAAAGGAAAGGTCTGAACTACCTGCACGACAGCGATCTCATTCTGCCAAAGATCGATGGTTTGCAGCTAGCATCTGGCCCCGCCGTTACTGCAGCTGTTGGTACCGCGAAGAACGGTACACTTGGGTATTTTGAATACTCAGTGCAGGATACCGACTTTACAGTAGTTGATTCGGGAGCCAATGGTGGAGCTCTTGCAGTTACGCTATTTACGTGGCCAGCTGCGATGATCTGGGTTGTTGGTAGTCTGCTAGAAGTAAGCGTTAGTGCAGCTGCTGCAGGTATTGGAGCTACAGGTAACATCAATATAGGTGTTGGTAGTGTAGCTTACGTTGCTGATGGTAGTGATCCTGCAACTACTGAGATTGATTTCCTAGCTTCGCTTATGGACTTTACGCTAGTTGGTGGAATCAAGGCCGATCAGCGTAAAGAAGGCGCAGCTGCTGGGTATCGTGATGCTACCGCTGGAACTGTGAAGGCCTATCTGAATTTCTATGTTCCCGCTGCTGATATCTCTGCTGATGCTGCACTTACAGCTGATGTCGATTTTAGGTGCTGGTACTTCACATTGTAGGCTGGAGGTCCTAATGTCTGAGCGTACATTTAGGCCACCGAAGCTAGTACGAAAGGCAGCACAGGCTGGATTGGTGCTTGGTAGTCGTCATCAATTGGATGATAATTCAGCTGTTGCTCAGGCTGAGACCTTGTTGTCTACAACCCCCCTTTCACTACTGGAGATCAGGGCGCTACATACATCACTTACAAGACTACATGCCGACTATGACCCACATCTCTCAAAGCATGATCGACCCACAGATGGAACAATCAAGTGGCTATTATGTGGTGGAGATGAAGGTTTGATATGGACCCGCAGAGTCTTACGTCAAGAGAAGGTCTTAAAGACCAATTCTGGGAAGATACAAATTCCGGAGATTATTGACTTAAGATTTGGACCACATATCATGGTAGCACATGTAAGTGATACGGATGTGGTAGCTAAGCTTCAGACTCTTGAAATACCAGCCGGAGTAAGCCAAACTCATGATGGCTCATTTATCTTCTTCACACCTACAGTATCTGTGATTCCTGTGGAGAAGGTAGTAAGTAAGCGAGGTACATATGCACTTGGGCAGCCAGCTCAACTACCGGCGATTGATTGTGAGAGTTTGACCTTTGTAGATGAGAGTCGATCACGAGTTCAGGTACTTCTTAAGGGTCTACAGAATCCCACAGACGTCTCTGGGTTTGATTGTTTTGAATTTGATCGTGCTCATTATGCCGGTCTAACTGGCAAAACTCTTCTAGAAGGGCTTACCGTTAACAAACTCTTCTGCTTGATTAGCACAGAGTCTCCGAGATACAGAGCTGAATTCCTCAAAGTTGATGAAGAGCTTGGGCTTGTCATGGGATGGGCCATTATTAGTCTTGCTAATGGTGAGCCTTACTTTGATAAGCAGGGTGACTATATTCCAGAGAACTCAATGCTTGAGGCTGCAACTGAGTTTATGCTGAATAGTCGCATTGCAGGTGATATGCATGATGGTGATAGTCATGGTAGGATTGTTTTTGCCTGGCCTATGACCACTGAGATTGCCAAGGCTTTTGAGTTCGATGTCTCAACAACTGGCTTAATGATTGCTATGAAGCCAGACAATGAAGAGATGCTTGAGAAATTTAGGGATGGCACCTATACCGGGTTTTCTATTGGTGGTACCCGCATTGAGGATGAGGAGGTTGATTGATGTCAAAAAAGAAGATCATGCGCCGATTCCGAATTAGGGAGATTAGTGGCGTAGACACTCCCGCTCAGGAAGGTGCTGAGAAAGTCATTATGAAGCGAGATAATCCTGAGTATGCTAAGACCCTGTTTAATGAGGCACTCGAGGATCTCCAGCTTGAGGCAAAGGTAAATGATGCTTTGATGGATATGTGGCAACTAGACTCTGCTCTAAGCCGCAGTATTCGAGAGATCATTGAAGATGATGAGGAATACCCAGACACAATGGCCGCTATTAAAGAATCACTCCAGCAATTTGCAGCTGCGGTGTCTACAACAGTCGCCGGTGTTTTGGACGGTGTTAAAGACAACCAGGACCCTGATAATAAGGAGACTACTATGACTGAGGAAGAAAAGAAGGCTGCCCTTGAAAAGGAAGCCCTCGAAAAGGCAGCTGCCGATGAAAAGAAGGTGCTGGAAGCCCGTGTGGCTAAGGCCGAATCGATCAACGCGCTGGCTGCTGATGACAAAGCCCACTATGATACACTCGCTGAGGCCGGCCAAGATGAATGGCTCGCAAAGAGTGCCGATGATCGTACCGCGTTTCTGAAGAATCTTGCAGATGAAAACGCCATCATCTACACCGCTGAAGATGGTAGCGAGTACCGCAAGAGTGATGATCCGCGCTTGGTAGCCATGGCAAAGAAAGCCGATGAGGAGACCAAGGCCGCTAATGTCGACCGTGCAGCTCGTGAGGACACTGAGTTTGCTAAGCGTGCTGATGCAGAACTCAAGCATCTGCCTGGTGAGCAAGATGTGAAGGTAGCGATTCTGAAGGCGCTTGAGACCATCAGTGACGAGACCACTCGCAAGGCTGCGACTGAAATGATCCATGCCAGCAATGCTGATATGTCCAAGGCTATGGATCGCATCGGAACCACCGGCGAAGATACCAGCGGTCCTAAGGGCAAGCTGAATGCGCTGGCGAAGAAGCATCAGGAGGCCAATGAGGGCATGTCCTTCGAGAAGGCCTATACTGAAGTGATTACAACCGACGAGGGTAAGGCTCTGTACAACCAGACCCAAGCTTAAGTTCGTTAGATCTTAAATAACTAACCGGGAAGGAGATTCCCAAATGTCTGTGGAACAAGCTCTGACAAATGTGACTTTTCCGTCTAATGCGGATTTGTCAGCTGGTCAGTACAAGTTCGTAACCATCAATTCTAGCCACAAGATCGCTCTCGTAGCTGCTGCTGGTGGTGCTGGGATTGGTGTGTTGCAGAATGACCCAGCAGCTGCTGACCGTGAGGCGGTAGTTGCTGTCTACGGGGTGAGTCGTGTGCTTGCTGGTGGTACAGTAGCAACTGGTAATACTGTTCAGTCAGACGCAAATGGCGATGCCATTGTTGCCGCTTCTGGTGATGCAGTGTTTGGCACTTGTGTTCGTGGCGGCGTAGATGGTGATTACATCTTGGTGCTACTCAACAGCCAGTTCGTACTGCCGTAACCGAAGGAGATACTCATGTCTGCTGTGGAAAGAGGTCTTAGGACCGTAACAATTCCGTCAGGCTCGGATCTCTCCGCAATTCAGTACCACTTTGTCGATGTCGATAGTGGTGGGCAGATCATCATTCCAACTGCAGCGGGAGCCAAAGCAATTGGCGTATTACAGAATACACCCGCTGCTGCCGATGCCGATGCTATCATCGGTATCTCTGGTATTTCCAGTGTTGTTGCTGGCGGTACTATTGCAGCCGGGGCATTAGTGCAGGCTGGAGCTGATGGAACTGCTCTTGCAGTTGCTAGTGGTGATTATGCCCTAGGGACTGCTGTTACTGGTGGTGCTATTGGAGATATTCTTGAGGTTCTTCTTCTTGGTGGTGCTGGAAACATCACTGCATAGCTGCAAAGGAGCAAAATTATGCAACCGACTCCAGGAGATGTTCATGTTAACACTCCTCTTTCAAATATCTCGGTAGCCGAGATCCAGAGCATGGATGCCTTTGTCGCAGATAAGGTGTTTCCCAACATCTCTAGCGGCAAACAGGGCGACAGGTACTGGACCTTTGACCGGGGATACTTTAACCGGGACGAAATGCAGGTCCGTGGTCCTTCCACAGAGAGCGCCGGCGGCGACTACACTGTGGATAATACACCGACGTTCTTCTGTCCCGTCCAGGCCTTCCACCATGATATCGATGACCAGCGTCGGGCGAATGAGGACACTCCTCTGAATGCTGACAAAGAGGCCACGATCTTGTGTACTCATAAGGCCATGATCCGTAGAGAGCTTTCGTGGGCATCAAAGTACTTCGCAGCTAGTTTGTGGACTACGGAGTTTGATGGTGTTGCTTCCTCACCTAGCTCGTCAGAATTCCTTCAGTGGAATGACTCTGGATCGGATCCTATTGAGGTGATCCGTGCTCAGAAGACTGCGATGCTTAAGCTGACGGGAGTCAAGCCCAATACTCTTGTGATTGGGCCTGAGGTCTATGATTCGCTCATTGACCACCCGGATATCATTGATCGAGTGAAGTATGGCCAGACGGCGCCCGGTATTGCTACCTTAGATACGTCTGACCTTGCTGCCGTTTTGAAGATTCCTCGGGTCTTTGTGATGGAAGCTGTATACAACTCCGCCGCCCAAGGTGCTACGAATGTAGGTGCCTTTATCGGCGGCAAGTCTGCACTTCTGTGTCATGCTGCCCCGAGTCCTGGCTTGATGACTCCGACTGCTGGCTATACCTTCTCATGGAATGGGTACCTCGGTGCCAGTGCTATGGGTGGACGTATCAGCAAGTTCCGTATGGAACAGTTGAAGTCGGATCGTGTTGAAATTGAAATGGCCTTTGATCAGAAGCTTGTTGCTGCTGACATGGGTTGTTTCTTCGCAACCGCAGTCGCGTAGACTGCATAACTGGAGGCTGTCCTATGCCTAAAGAAGATCGACAGTCCTTCACATCCTCGGGTGGGTATGTTGCTCGGAAGGGGTTCCGGTTCATGGGCCGGGACTTCCTTCCTGGCGACTCCTTTCCGTGGAAACAACTTGGCTGCAGTACTCGGAGACTGCGTCAGTTGTATGAAGGGCGAGTAATTGATCCAGCCGGTGACATGGTTCTTGAAGAACTGAGTCCCGAGACCCCGGTGGATGAGGCAACCGCTGGGGCAGCTGATGACACTGTGAAGGATCCAATTGACACTGAGGATGACGATGAACCTTTCATCTTCAATCCTGATGTCCACAGTGTTGAGAATCCAAAGAAGGGTAAGTGGATTATTTCTCACGATGGCCAATTTATCGTGGAGATCTACCGTAAGCTTGGCTTGCTGCTGAGAAATGCCACAGAGCCCGTAATTCTTCGTCCTGATGACGAAGGTGATCTGGAAGTGGTAGAGGAATGAGTGAAACCATCCGGGTAGTTGGCTTAATTGGGGATTCAGTGGAACATACAGTGCGTGAAGTGACACTGCGGGTTCTCGATAACCTAAAAGCAGCTACTCCTGTGGCTACTGGCTGGGCTCGATCCAACTGGATTCCCAGTATTGGTCAACCAGTTAGCTCCCCGGATGGTACTCGTTTTAACCATGATGGCTCAGCTCAAGCACAAGGTAGGGCGATGGTTGCATTTGGCTATAAGCTAGAATACGGCCCTATCTTTCTCTCAAACCAGGTTCCCTATATTGATAAGCTTAATGCTGGATCATCACCTAAAGCGCCGGCTGGATTTGTTCAGAGGGCTATGGATGATGCAGTTGGGTCGATCAAAAGTGGGTCCCGATGAGAAGTATTCTTTACCGGGGGCTGAGTTTATCAAGATGGTACTGCCGACCGAATCGGGTCTCTTTCGGATGGACAGCTTGGCAAATGAGGCTCCCGGTACTTAAGGAGGATGATGACTCTTAATGAAGCCAGAGTGATCGTCTATGATGCCTTTGCAGCTGCCTGGCTTTTAGGTGAAGAGCGTCTGGTCCCATACTTCTTCGATAATATGCACTATGACTCCAATGAGGTCAATGAGTTTGTAGAGCTTAATATGATTCATGCCCCAGGCGAGCATTACACTCTCGGGAGTACTGGGAATAGGATCTTTAGGCGAGAGGGGATAGTCCGAACAATTATCCACACACAACCAGATGGTGGTCTTAAACGAAGTGATGACTTAGGTGAGGAGATCTTACGGATCTTAGAAGGTAAGTCATTAGTTGCAGATGGTAATACGGTCCGACTAACCAATGGCTACGTTGGAGAGCTTGGGGTAATCGGCTCATATTACAAGGCTGAGGCGGTAGTCCAGTTTAACTACCAGGATCAGAAATAGGAGGAGATGATGAGTAGAGTATCCACAAATACTATCTCAATTGCTTATGCGATTGAAGCTAGTTTAGCCACTCTGCCTGGCACGCCTCAGTGGAAACTGATTGAGCCGAATGAGATCAATACGTTCGGACCGACAATCAGTACTGTGGCTCGTAACCCGATTGCCAAAGATCGACAACGAAAGAAAGGTACTATCACCGATCTCGATAGTGCTGTGGAATTCAATGCCGACTTAACTGGCGATCATATCACAGACTTCTTTAACGGCTTCATGTTTGCTGAATGGACTGGTGGAGGAGTATGGGGCGAATATGAGACTGAGGATGTCACTGCTGTCACTGCTACTGGATACACTGTTACAGATGATGGTGACTTAGCAGCTGATGAATTGATCTATGCTAGGGGCTTTACCAACTCAGCTAATAATGGGCTGAAGGTTGTTGGGGCCGCTAGTACCACCACAGAAATCAAAGTCAGTGGCCTTGTGGTAGAGGCTGCACCGCCCGATGAGGCGCGGATTGAGATTGCTGGTGTTCAAGGTGCAACTGGTGACCTGGAGATTGATGCTAGTGGCGATTTGATCAGCACGGTGCTTGATCTATCAGCACTTGGTCTGACGGTTGGACAAGTAATCTGGGTTGGCGGTTCAACTACAGTTACTCAGTTTGCTGTCGCTGCTAATACAGGCTTTGCTAGGATTACTGCCATTGCAGCAGCTAAGCTTACACTTGATAAGACTGCTGCTACATTTACAATTGACAATGGTGCTACTAAGACCATCCAAATCTTGTTTGGTAGGTTCTTAAGGAATGTACCTGTGGATGATGGGGACTTCCTCGAACAGAGTTATCAGTTTGAAGCTACGTACCCAGACCTTGACTCTGTCGGGGTTGATGAGTATGAGTATGCTAAGGGTAACTACTGTAATCAGCTTGTCTTGAACTTACCCCTCTCAGACAAGGCAACATGTGACTTTGGGTTCACTGGTACTGATACTGAGCCGCCGTCAACTAACAGAGATGCTGAGAGTGCCAATGCAATTGACCCGATTCAGACTGAGGCGTTTAATACCTCAGCTGACATTGCTCGACTCAGGATTACACAGACCGATGAGACTGAGTTAACCAGCTACTTCAAAACTCTAACTCTGACTGTCAATAACAATGTGACTCCAGAGAAGGTACTTGCAAATCTGGGCGCTGTCTTTATGAACATCGGTAACTTCGATATCACTATCGAAGCTCAGGTACTCTTTACTGATTCTGGTATTCCGACTGCCATTCGGAATAACACCACATTGACTATGGACTTTAGCTTGGAGAACAGTGACGGGGGTCTGTTCTTCGACTTCCCTGCTATCACTATTGGTGGCGGAGACAAAGAATACCCCGAGAACGAGACGGTGTTGATGAATACTCCAGCGTCGGCCTTTGAAGATCCGACACTTGGCTATTCGCTCAGCATCTCTCACTTCCCATACCTGCCTTAGGTAGGATAAGGAGACCCACAGATGAGTAAGTTTCGCATCGACATTCAAATGGCGAAGGTGGTAGACTTTACACTCTTTGCTTTAGAGGGTGAACCAGTTCTCCAACTTGCCCAGGCTACTGAGGCCAATAAGCCATACTTCAATGGTATACTTCGTCGTAGCCGCAGAAACATGCCACAAGTTAAAGCTGGTAATATCAACGTAGACTTGGTTATAAGTAATCGAGCTAATGATCGAGAGCTCTATGCCAAGTACGTTCTTCAAGGCTGGCAGAATGTGGTTGACATGAATGGTAAAGCTGTACCATTCTCTGAAGCCGAAGCTCTTGAATTTCTTCAGGCGATTCCCAGTTTCATCTTTGATGAGATTAGAGAATTCGCTGCCGAACCACGGAACTTCATTCTCGAAGAACTGCCTGAGGCCGAGGAAATAGCAAAAAACTTGCAGAGCGACTAAGGTGGGAGCTGGAGTGGAATGAAAAAGGGTTTGTTGCATCAGCTGCAATTGCACGGGGACAATCCATCCCTACATGGCTTGATGCAGAACCCATTCTTGCTCCAGGCGAAGACTTCTATCTTAGCGCTTTTTGGGAGCTTAGTACATGCCGAGCTATGGGTATGTCAATTGGCCCAATTCCGTGGCAGCACATTATTGCTTACGCGGAGTGGGCGGAACTGGACTATGACTTGCGTGGAATCTTCGTGTTAGTCATGCGAGCTATGGACAGTACCTATCTTGAGTGGCTGAATCGAAAGGCAAAAAATGGCTGACTTTCGTATTCGAGTCTTAGTTGATCCACGACAAGGACAACGTGGAATCAAGTCAATGAAGAGATCCCTCGGCGGATTGGAGCGTCAGGGTAAAAGTGTTGGTAGGGCCTTTAAGGGAATGATGGTCTTTGCAGGACTGGGTGCTGGTCTTCGTGCTATCACTCAACTTGCTGACCGATTTACCCACCTGCAAAATCGTCTTAAGACAGTGACAGCCTCAGAAGATGAATTAACGGCTGTAACTAATAGACTATTTGAAGTGGCGAATAAAACTCGTGCGCCATTCAAAGCTACAGCAGAGATCTATACTCGTGTAGCTTTGGCGAGTAGAGAGTTGCAGACCTCTCAAGAACAATTAGTCCAATTTACAGAATCATTGAACAAGGCAGTGATTCTTTCTGGTGCAACCGCTCAAGAGGCTGAGGCTGGTATGCTTCAGCTATCACAGGGCCTTGCTTCTGGCTCTCTTCGTGGCGAAGAGCTCAGGTCTGTACTTGAGCAGATCCCTGTGGTAGCTGATGTAATTGCTAACTCGATTGGGACCACTCGTGGTGAACTTCGTAAGATGGGTGAGCGAGGTGAAATTAGTGCGAAGATGGTTCTACAAGCTTTCAAAGAAGCTCGAGTAGAATTGGATGAGAGATTTGGGGAAACCATCCCAACCATTGACCAGGCATTCACAATCTTACGAAATAGTATTACCAAAGCTGTAGGTGAATTTAATAAGGGATCAGGAGCTGCTAATAACTTTGCTGATTTCATTATTAAACTAAGTAGCTATACTGACGAACTAACTGAGGGGCTTTATATTGTTGGTGACGTAGTTAAAGCTACTTTTGAGGCCTTTAAGACCCTATTAGAGCCCATGACTAAACAACTTGACGACTGGGGAGTTGACTGGGGTGATGTTTTTACAGCTGCAGGACTAGCAGTATTAGTGCTATTACAGATTATTGCACAGGTCTTTGATAAGATCATTGGTTTAGTAACTGCGTTAGTTTCAATTATAACTGTTAATTTCAAACAGATTCCCAGAGTTATGGGTGATGCTCTAGTCACGGCTTTTAATCACATGATTACTATGACTGAGACTTCGGTTAATCGGGTTATCAAATTGATTAACTTTCTTAATAGTCAACTACCCAAGAACCTGCGAAAAGAACCTCTAGCAGAGGTTAGTATGTTGAGACTAGACAATAAGTTTGAGGGGGAGGCGAAAAAAACCGGGGCAATGATTGCAGAACTTCTCAAAGCTGGGATGGAGCAAAGTGCCCTCGAAGATGCAATTGTTGGAATTATTGAATCCGTAATGGATAGCGCTGCTGAACGAAAGGGTCAGCGATCAGATCCTGATATAGATTTAAGTAAGGGAGTTGCTGGAGGAACTGGGGTTATACCAGGTGAAACTCTTTTTGAAAAATTTATGGCTGACTTAGCTCTTCAAGCTAAGCTACTGGGGATGACTGCTAAAGCCGCTGAAATATATGAGACTAAGCTAAAGGCTGTCAAAGAGATTGGTCGTGAGCTTACTGATGTTGAAGCTGATCGGGTCACTGTAGCTGTACAACTTATTCAATCCATGAGGGATCAAGCCAGAGTACTAGATGAGATTATAGGTCCATATAATGAGATCACTGATAAGCAAGCTGCCTTAAATGAACTACTGTGGATGGGGCGGATTAACACCGAACAATACACTGAAGCTATGAGAAAGCTTCATCTTGAAATGCTTGAGCTAGCTACAGACCTTGATACAGGCTATGCTCGTGGTATAGCTAGAGTTCATGAGCAACTTCTCGATCTTGCAACACTCTCAGAGTCTGTGGTAGTTGATGCATTCAATGGAGCTGAGCAGGCTATTGTCGACTTCGTTACCACTGGTACAGCAAATCTGAAACAATTTGTGGATCAGGTCCTAGCTGACCTAACTCGAATCTTGGTACGGAAAGCTATGATGAGTTTGATTGGCGCATTTGCTGGAAACCCAGTCCCAGGTGACCCTGGTTTTATAGGGCCAGTTGGAGGAGGACACGGGTATCAAACCGGGGGATCTTTCAATGTTGGCGGATCAGGAGGTCCTGACAGTCAACTGGTTGCGTTTAAGGCAACTCCGGGCGAACGAGTTGACGTATCACGACCGGGACAAAACCCAGCAGCAATGAGTCAAGCACCACAGCAACCAGCTCAGGTAAAGATTATTAACTCAATGGATCCAGGAATGGCTCTTGATGCAATGAATACAGCTGAGGGTGAGCGATTGATTATGAATGTAATCCAACGTAACCCTAATAGTGTTCGTCGGATGATGGGAGGATAGAATGGCCTTTACAACTGGTACATCAACTGACTACGCTGACCTTCTAGCAGATGTTCGTACTTGGCTAATCGGAACTGCAGGCTGGTCCTCTCTTGCATACACTGCTGTTACTCAAGAAGCGAAGGTTGTGGCTATCAATGTCGCTGGTACAGGCTATGCAGAAGATGATACCATTACTCTAACTGGCGGTACCTTTGCCACTGCAACTGTACTAACCGTGACTTCAATCGGTGGTAGTGGTGAGATTACAGGAATCAGTATTACAACGGCCGGTGACTACTCTGTGGTTCCATCTAACCCGGTCGCTCAAGGATCCACAAGTGGTAGTGGTGTAAATGCCACCTTTACGATGACCTACAACGACTCCACTGGTAGCTTAGCGCTTCAAGCCCCTGGTAACGGCACAGGTAAAGAGGTCTTCATCAATATAGAGACAGATTATGATGATGGGGGCAATACCTATGCCTGGAAAATCTTCGGTGCAACTGGCTGGGTTACTGGCCTTGCTCATGGCTCACAGCAAGGAGCTGGTGGGCCGGTCTTCTTCAATCTGTGGGATAATACTATAGATTACTGGATCTTTGCAAATGACCGGAGATTCATTCTGATTGCTCAGGTGGGAACTAATTATATGAGCATGTATGCTGGCTTCTTCTTGCCATTCGCACTTGGAACTGAATATCCATTCCCGCTTGCTATTATTGCAAGCTATCCTGAGATGGCTCTTCCTAGTGTAGCTAATGCTCGTAATGCCTTTATCGC